AAAACTTCCTATAATGAATGCACATAGGAATTTTAGATTTCAGAATAAGAAATATGTAGATAATATGATGAACATATTTACTTCTGATGTTTGTAAGGTCTTTGACATGGTGGCTGAACATGAACTAATGTATGTTTCAGTCGAGTTTGATAGGTGTTTCATTGAACCTAATAATGACGTGGATTTACGTGCTGATGTAAATGCCAATGGACCAATCAGACATAAAAATGCTTTAGTCTCTCAATATACTGTTACAACTTTACAGTATAGGAAGCAACCTTTAAAATTGAGATTTTTAAATACTGATTTTGAATTCCCTTTTAGTCAGAAGATTTTGTATAAGAAAGAAAAGACATTAACGGTCTCTGATTCTTTGGTACAAAATGGAACTAATGTTGCGTTAAATGGTGCCCACAATTCTCAAGATTATGTGGAGATGTCTGTGACCAACTATTTAAGGAATTCATCCACTATTAATGTTAATCGTGGTTATTCAATGAGTAATGTATCGATTGTTGATGATACTAGAGACTTCATGATTTATCAGTTTTTATCAAGACACAATTATCGCGGTGTCTTAAATTTTTAGGTACCCCTGCATTAAATTTAGGTATAGATAGTAAAGTTAGTTTTAGGTTTTATATGTATGGTTATAAACTTAATGAGATAGGATTTGAACTGCAACAAACACCGGATCCTACCTATGTATTAGTGTATTTAAACAAAACTGAGCAAAAACGTTTTCCTGTTAGAGTTAGCTTAGGTTGTCACTACCTTGGTGCGGCAAATCCAGTTCCAGAACTGAATTGCCAAAAATCACAAGCTGTGGCATGTATTAAAAGGGTGGCCACACAAATGCCTACAATTAATAGGCCGCTCTTAAGACGTTTAAAAAGATTCTGCCAAAGATTTTTACAAAAGAATTTTTCAGATAAAAAATTTTCTTCAAATGAATCGTTTGATTTTGAAGAATGGTTGGAGTCGACCACTTACCCAAAATATAGAAAAGAAGAATTGAGGGAAATTTATGATAAACTGGGCTCTAGATCGCCGAAGAAAGACGTGAAAGCGTTCGTGAAAGACGAATCTTATCCTAGCTATAAGGCTCATAGAGGGATTTATTCTAGAAATGATGAGTTTAAAGTAAAGGTTGGACCTTTCTTCAAGAAATTAGGTGATATTATGTTTGATACGAAATGGTTTATCAAAAAGATCCCAGTTAAGGATCGGCCAGAACATTTAAAGAAAATATTTAAAGATTGTGTGAATTTGTTCTGTACTGATTTCTCTCAATTTGAAGCAACTTTTGTTGATATTTTGATGAATGCCATAGAAATGGAATTTTACAAATTTATGTTAAGTGAAAATCCACATGGTGATGGGCTATTGAAATTAATTAGAGCTCTTTGTGGCATCAATAAAATTGGGTTCAAAAGATTCTCTTTTAGAATTAAAGCAAAGAGAATGAGTGGTGAAATGAATACTTCTGTGGGTAACGGATTTTTTAATATGATATTAACGTTATTTCTATTAGAAGTTATTTACGGTGTTATTGATCCACCTTCTATTTTTGAAGGTGATGATGGTCTTGCAGGCCATCAAGGACAACTACCAACAGCAATGGATTATTATAATTTGGGAAGTATGATCAAAATTGAAGTTCCAGAACGATTAGAAGAAGCATCTTTCTGTGGAATGATCTTCGATAGTGTAGCATGTGATAATGTTTGTGACCCAGTTGAGGCACTCGTGTCATTTGGATATACTACAAGAGATTATTCTTTAGCAAGAGGCTATAAATTAAAAGAACTTTTAAGGGCAAAGAGTCTGTCTATGATTTATACTTATCCCGGTTGTCCGATCTTGAGATCTTTGGCATTATATGGATTAAGAATGAGTAATGAAATTCATTTAGATGATCAATTCTTAATCCGGGCTTATACAAAAAATTTATATCGTAAGGATAAGCTCAATGGGTTACCAACCAAAGATGTAGTTATGAATAAAAATGTGCATATAAATACAAGGTTTTTAGTGGAGAGGAAATATGGAATTACAGTAGCCATACAGTTAGAGATCGAAAAATATTTAGATAATAAAAATGATCTCAGTCCAATAGACCTCCCCATTTTGATGAATTTTATGCATAGTGATTGTATAGATTATTATCGTAGATATGGACAAATTCAAGATAAACCGAAATATCATGATGAATTTGTATATTTTAGTTGTGTAACAGCCAATCAATTCAAAATTTACACTAGTAGTGTTAGATTTAGTTTGATAGATTAAAGACTCCTAGGCTGTGGGCGTCAGCACCCCTTGATATTTTGTTAGTTAAACAAAATGAATCAGAACAATAATAATAATAATAATGGAAATCGTCCTAATTCCAATAAATTAAATAATAGGACAAAGGCACAGAATAGGGATAGGAATACTGCAAGGAAGCAGGATAAGTTTGGTGTTAATAAGTTTCAGAAACAATTAGCTATGCCAACTGAAGTTTCCTATGCACCAGTGTCAAAAACAAAAGTGATTAAAACTGGAAAACCAAAAATGTCTATGAATGTAAATGGTGATTGTATCATTAAACATAGAGAGTATGTACAAGAAATTAGTTCCACTGCCTCTACGACTACTTTTGCATTATCAGCAAATCTACCAATTAATCCAGCACAACCTCAAACTTTTCAATGGTTATCAAAAATAGCCCAAAATTTTGAGTCGTATAGGTTTCGAAAGTTAAAATTTTTCTTTGAAACTGAACAGTCTACAGCACAGATAGGAACATTAGTAATGGCTGTAGATTATGATGCTACTGATCCAGCTCCAACTTCCAAACAACAAATGATGGCATTTCGAAATTCAGTTCGGACATCTTTGTGGAATGGATGTGAACACTCGTCACAACAAGAAGATTTACATAAGTTGAAAATGAATTATATTCGTCCTGGTAGTCAACCTTCAAACACTGATTTGAAGTTATATGATATAGGAAATTTATTTATTTTTTGTCTTTGTACGAGTTTAGGGGCAGGTGCAGTGATTGGAGAATTATGGGTAGAATATGAAGTAGAGTTGATTACACCTGTTTATGAAAATAGTGCTGGGGATTCAGAATCTGATCTCGCAGTTGGAACAACCGGACAAACTGGAGCAAAACCAATGGGAACTGCTCTACAGAATGTGTCTGGAGGAATTGTTCAAGCGTCAAATGGACAAAGTTTGACGACTTTTTCTAATGTGGGAGCAGGCACTTTCACTTTTAATAAATCATTCCGTGGATTAATGATCATGGAATATGTGGGGACAGCAATCACAGCTATTGCTGCAACCACTGGAACAGCAACACAAGTGCAACTTGGTGCTTCAGCTGATGTTGGAGCGTTGTTAGCCACGCAAGTGGTTAGTGTTGTTGCTTCACAAGGAAGTACGGTTATTTTGGGTGCGTTAACTGCAACAACTGTAACTTCTGGAACAATTAGGTTAGTTAGTTACCCTGTAGGTACTTTAGTATAATTAGTATGAATTAGTATGAATAGTTTTAATGCAGGACTATAGGCTTCGAAATCCAGCTCATAACTGGTGCCTTACGAATGAAATAATGAAAAAGAAAATGTTGATTGAATAATTGGCGGATTTGGGCGGGGTGTCAGGGGTGACGCCTTGGGGGCTTTTCCACGTTACGGTCTATGACCAGGAAAAGAGTGAAATCTGGGAAACTGGTGCTCGAAACAATTATGAAATTAACGAAAAGAAAAATAGAAAAATAAAAATTTAAAGAAAATAAGTATAATAAAAACCAGACTGGGTTCGGCAGTCATAAAAAGGAAGAAGAACCAAGAAAAATTGAAG